CTCGGTACAATGGGCCTCCACACCCTGTACCAGAAACGTGGATTGCCTTTCAAATCTAAAGGAGCACGCGAGCTGAATGTTGAGTGTCACGAATGGATTCGCGCAGAGTCAGAGACCGCATCACGAGAACTGGCAACCAAATTTGGGGAGCCCGAGTGGTGCATCGGCTCCGGTCGGCGCCATACTCATTTGCTTGCTATTGCTCCTACTCGGACAAACTCTGTTATTTCTGGAGCGTTTAGTCAAGGCATTGAGCCCATCGACAGCAACTACTTCGTAGCCAAGCAAGCCAAGGGCACCTTCGTAAGGAAGAACCCTGTGCTTGAGCGAATGTTCTGTGAGCGTGGGGTTTCCGAGGACATTTGGGATACTATACTAGAATCCAAGGGATCAGTTCAACACCTCCCCTCTGATATCCTCTCTGACGAAGAGAAAGAGATCTTCCTCACTGCCAGGGAGATTGATCAGTTTGAGCTTGTGAAGCAAGCTTCTGATCGTCAGCCGTTTGTCTGCCAAGGTCAGTCACTCAACCTGTTCGTTGACCCCGAGGCAAGCCCCGAGTACCTCTTTAGGTTGCATCTGTCCGCTTGGAAGATGGGCCTGAAGTCACTCTACTACCTCAAGTCAAGTTCTCTGCTAACGAAGAAAATCTCTGACGCCATGATCGTGACCCGAGAAGGTTGCCCATGGTGCGATCGCCTCAAAGACCGTCTAAAAGAGGACGGAATCTCTTACAAAGAGATTAACAAAGAAGAGGCTCTTGGCTTGGGGATCTGGAAGTCAGACTGGCAAACCGTGCCCCAGCTGTGGCTTCGTGGAGAACACATCGGCGGTTACACCGACTACGTAAATCGAAACACCTATGCCCCGACCCCTACTCAAGAGTGCGAAGCCTGCCACGCGTAATATGACACGACGCCGCCTCAAGAAATACCCACCGTTGAGCAAGCAACAACAAGAGCTAGTGGCGGAGCACCGCTGGATTGCCGGTCGTTTAGCTTACAGTGCAAAGTGCCTCACTGGCGGGCACACTGGGATGTTTACGAAAGAAGACTTGGAGTCGGTGGCATACTTCGCTCTGTGCGTCGCAGCCACTCGCTACACTCCTGAGCGAAACATCAAGTTCTCCACCTACGCCTGGAATACCGCTCGCGGGTATATCCAGCACGCTCTCCGAGACCACTCTCGGATGGTTCGCCTTCCTCGGTGGATCAACGAGTATCGCTATAAACTTCGCGATCTGCTCGCCGATGGTGTTGCCTACGAGGCCGCCCTTGAAGAGCTGGGGATCACAGAAGAGCGGGCCATCCTCTGCGAGCTCAGCTGGGCAGAGATGCATGCCTCTTACGACCACAAGCCGGAAGGCTGGCGAGAACGTGAGTTCATCTTCGAGACAGATGAAGCCAAGGTCATGCTCGGCTCTCCCGAGGTAATGGAGGCTCTGCGGGAGCTTCCTGACAAAGAAATGGACTTGCTGCTTGCTTATGTCGATGATCAACCTTTGGCCTCTGTGGAGCGCGAAAAAGCAGAGGACCTCCTTGAACAACTCCGTTCCCTTGTCTATGACCGACGACCTTCCTATCGAGAAGCAACTCCGGCTTGAGAAGATACGCCGTGGACTCAAGGACCTCTCGCGAGAGGAACTGGAGAGCATGTGTATGCAAACGACCGAAGCTCTGGTTAAACTCACTACTAAAGTAAACGATTTCTGTAAAGCCCATGGCCTCATTTGACGCTAAGAAGTTCTTCGACTTCGCCCTCTACGCTGACACCAGCAACCCTAAGCACCGTGCTGCCTACGAGGATCTGTACGCCGCGATTCAGAAACTGGACCCCAGCCTACTGACCGACGAAGCCAACTGGGTGAAAATCTATCGCACCAAGCCCTCAACCCCTTCGGTCTTGGCCGTGCCTTACTTCTCTCAGCGGGATAACTACCGTGATGCCGCTCGAACCTGCTTCAGTTCATCCTGTGCGATGCTGACTGAGTTCCTGAAGCCTGGAACGCTGCCTGGTGCCAAGGGTGACGATAAGTACATCGAGCAAGTCTTCAAACGTGGCGACAGCACCGACGCCGCAGTTCAAGTCCAAACGCTGAAGCACTTTGGAATCACAGCCTCCTTCAAAACAAACGGGTCCCTCTCAACCCTCGACGCCCTCCTCGGACAAGGCATTCCAGTTCCTGTGGGTATTCTTCATCATGGGCCTTCTAGCGCTCCTTCTGGCGGCGGTCACTGGATCATCGTGATCGGTAAGGAGGGCACGAACTACATCGTGAATGACCCTTGGGGCGAGATTGACAATGCCTCCGGTACTTACATCTCTCAGAACGGAAAAGGACTTAAGTACAGTGAGAATCTAATCAAGGCTCGCTGGACTGTGGAAGGCCCCGGCTCCGGTTGGTTCATCCAAGCAAGCAAGTGAGGGTAAGATAGAAAGCACAGGAGGTCACTATGGCTACCATTGCTTTTCTCTCAGCTCACCTTGACCTTATCCTCCTCGTGCTGCTCGCTCTTAGTGAGTGGCTGGCGATGAACAAGAAAATTAAAGCCAACAGCGTTATTCAGCTGTTGATTCAACTGGTTCGTAGCCTGATCAAGGATAAGAAAGTCGGGTAAGTTACACTGGGCACCTCTGTGCCCCTTCATGGACTAGCAGAGTGCCGCGAGGTCTGCCCGTTAAGTCGGTTGTGTCCTAATGTGAAAGGAAGCGGGTGGAATCTCAGGGCTTCGGCTTTGCCCACCCACCTTTCTTGTGCAGTGATGACTCTGGTACTGCACCTGATGATCTCGAGTCTCGACTATGGCAACACCCCGCAAGCCAGCCACAAGGCGAAAACCAATGTCGTTAATCAACGCCATGAAAATTAGCGTTGTGCTGTGGACTGCGGGCTTGCTAACCGCGTACTACGCACAACTCCTCCCCAAGATGGACGCCACGTTCATCGCCGGTCTTTTGACCAGTACTTTGGGCTCCCTCGGCATTGATGTCATCCGCAAGAATGATGATGATGACCGAGCTCCCTCGACACCTCGACAACCCCCAACTCGTACACCAAAACCCTAACATGGACTTCAAGCAAGCTCTCGCACAACTGATTGACGCTTACGCTGACGCCAAGGCAAGTAAGAATCAGATTCTTCAGCAGTACGCCACTCAGGAGCTGCAAAACTTCATTCAGCAGGTGGAAATCGTCCCCGCCCTCCCCACCGCCGACGCCCCCGAAGAGGAAGAAACAGAGAGGAACTGATGCCAGTATCCAAGGGTCCTGACTGCGTCGGAGATGAAATGCACCGCTTCAAGAGCGGTCAGCTTCACTCCGGGAAAAGCAAAGAGCCAGTTAAGAGCAGAAAGCAAGCACTGGCCATTGCTCTCTCTGCTTGCGGAAAAAGCAAGTACTCCGAGATGCTTCAGGCCCTCGGTTACTCCGAGGCAGCATCCCTGGCCGTCGCAAGCTTCATTGAGTCGCAGAAAGCGGCCGATGAGGTTGAGCAGAACTCCTTGGAAGCCGATATCGACGCAACGGCGGGAAAGCAACGACCCTTGAGGAAGCCTAAGCAAGATCCCCAGGGGTCCATTGCTACGTTCCCCACGGTCCCCCACGCTGAGGGGCCAATGATTAAGGCCAAGGGCGGGAAATGCCCCCCTGGCACCAAGTCGGTTGGAGCCGGATTTTGCAAAAATCCTAAAGCCGGAAACCGTCAGTATTTTGAAGTAGAGAAGGGCAAAGGTTGCCCGCCGGGAAGCAGGACCGCAGGGAAAGGTCGCTGTCGAGTAGACTTCGTTGAAGGGCGTATGGCCCCACAAATCGCCGAGAACGCGATCAAGTCTATTCAGGATAAGCCTTGCGAGTCTAAGAAACCAAAGGACTCCACACAACCAAAGCAGGAAGTGGCTAAGCCTACTCAGCCAACTCAACCTACCAAACCCACTGAAGCAATCAGTCCGGAGCGTCAGGAAATTAAGGACGCCGCCAAAAAGAAGTCGGAGCAGTGCGCCAAGACACAGGGAACGCAGGCTAATCAGTTCAAGGAAATGCACCAGTCGATGGAAGCCAAACGCCGAAAGATCAAAGAGTTACAGAGCCAAGGGCATCCGGCTAGTATCTTGATCAAACAGGTGAAGGATCATGACTAGGTGTGTTCGCCCAGATGGAACCCATTACGGAACCGCTGGTGAATGCCGGAAAGGAAGCGAAGATCCGTACAAGGATTGGGAACGCCTGGCTGAAGGATTCATGGGCACGATTGACAAGAGCCCGGATGGAACTCGTGTTGTCAAACGCCTGAAGGAAGGTCGTGAGTGGGGTCCGCATGAAGTGGAACTCCAACGCAAAATGGGAGCCCTGGGTTTCTCTCCACGAATCTTCAGTCACAGTCCCGAACACATCGAGATGGAGATGGCCAAGGGCAAACCGCTCTGGGCAGGATTTCAAAAAGGCGATGATGAGCCAGTCATGAACACTGCTCAGGCCAAGGAGGCAAGCAAAGCCCTCAAGGCTCTTCACAAGATGGGTTTCTTTCATGGCGACATGCACAGTCAGCAGTGGCTCGTCAATGGGAACAACGTCAAGCTGGTGGACTATGGGCTGAGCGGCAAGACGAGTGCTGAGCCTGTAAAGGCCCTTCAAGACCTGGCGAAAATAAAGAAGCTCATCAACTTCGACAATCCAGAACTGCAAAGTGACCCCTACGTGGCCACGGTGAAGCGTTACTCGGATGCCTACTCTGCTATAAAGGGTTCAAGCAAAGCAGCCAAGGCAGAAAAGGAACGCCTGGCTAAGGAGTACCTGACGGAGGTCAAAGACCTATGAGAAACGAACTGAAGCTGATGATTCAACGCAAAACCATGCTCCGCAAAGGTGGCGAAGAGGCGGAGGTCAAGGCAGAGAAAATCCTCCATGCCGTTGAGCAGCGTGGCGGGTTGACTCCGGATGAGATGATGATTCTTCAGGTTTACTGACGAACGTTCAGGGTACAATAGTGTCAAGCCGAAAGGCTCACTCACCCTTTTGCTCTTTGAGCCCTGAGTACAATGACTGGATCAATCGTTCGTAGCCCCATTTTCGATGAGTTCGCCCGCCTTGGAGCGAGTGTTTTCAACGATATGCCCGTTGCCATTTCGAACGTGCGGAACAACCTGAACTACCGTATCACAACGGAAGATGACGCAGCGATCGCTGAAGTCGAGGTTCCTGGTGTTTCGCCTTCGGACGTCAAGGTGCGTATCGAAGGTCGAAGCCTCACGGTGGAAACCCCTCGCGGTTCTGCGTACTTCACAATCGGTCAGCGAATCGACGCCGAGCACACTACTGCCGACCTCAAGCATGGCCTCCTAACACTGCGCATCCCCAAGCGGGACGCCAAAGTCGTAGAGGTAAACGTTCACGTAGAGGATTGACTCATGGACTTCGGTTCCGTTCTTAAAATCGCCAACGACGCTGGTGGTGACCCAGGTGCTTATCTCAAGAAAGAGCTTGAGGAAGGGCTGGAGCCGATTACCAAACGAGTTGATGCTCTCGAGAAGAAACTGGATCTGCTGATCCTAACTGCCAAACGAATTGAGGACCTCCTCACTGCCATGAAACCTGTGGTGGATCTCATCAAGAAGATTCCATTCATCAAGTGATCTCAAGGGGCGACTTCGGTCGCCCTTTTTCTGTATCAGGGGTATGATTGAAAACCCGGTGTGACTCCGGGCATCAACCTATCGCACCGTCTCAAGCCGGCATACATTGAGAGTACGGAGCCTTGTTCTTTATATCAATCCGATGCTCTATCCCATACTTACGCACGGTGTGCGTGCTGCAATCGCAGCCTCCGCATTGTGTGCCGGTACGGCATTCGCTCAGCCAATCATCGCTACCGCGAATCCTGCACCGACATCCGTAAACGAAGCCAAGGTCGAGAAACCGATTTACGAACTCACACCTGAACGTCGAGCCCTGCTTGACACCATTCGATATGCTGAAGGCACATGGGCCAACGGCACCGAAGTTGGCTACCGAATCTTGTTCGGCGGCGGAACGTTCAGTGACCTCAGTCGCCACCCAGATCGTGTGATCCACGGTGGTCGCTACTCCAGTGCAGCAGCAGGTGCCTATCAATTCATGCCCGGAACGTGGGCAGGTGCCGCTCGTGCTCTGAAACTCAACTCCTTTGGCCCCCAGGACCAAGATCAAGCCGCTCTGTGGCTCGTTCAGAAACGTGGGGCTCTTGCTGAAATCGATCGTGGACAGTTTTCACCTTCAGCTGTTAACCGCCTATCACCAGAGTGGGCTTCTTTCCCAACCGTCTGGGGTGGCAGTTACTATGGACAGCCTGTCAAGGGTTACCGAGATCTGCATCGCTTCTTCCATGAGAGGCTCAAGGAGTACCAACAACCCGTCCAGCCAGCTGTAGCCAAAGGGGGGACGAAACCTCAGCCGAAACGAGGTCCTCTGTTCAACAGCTACTTCTCGCTCGACAATCTGAAACCTCAGATCCCCTTCGCATAATGCTCCAGCTCAACCCACCAATTCCCGTCAACACACCCAAAGGAAAGGGTTGGGCACATGTGCTGATAGACTACTCACAGGAACACGACTTACTGTGGGTAGTTTTCCTTGATGAGACCGGCGAGTGCTGGACACTCCCCAATCGAGACATTCGCATACAGAGTAATTTGTCGCTAGGACGGCGTGAACGAGAGAAGAACTTGGAACAATCCCACGCGAGAGCCGTGGAACCCAGTCATACATCAGTGCCTGAAAGCAATCGACCACCACAACACACTGTACTTCCAGACGGGGGACGAGTGGCACCTGTGCCAGTGCCGTGTCCTCCGCCAGTATGTAGCTGGACTCAAAACGTGGATACATCTTACTGAGTCACATACCCCCTTGGAGAAATGAGCAGAAGCACTCACGAGGAAAAGGTTTTCAAAACTAAATAAACGGGTAAACTAAGGTGTAGGCAGCGTCGCTCATGGTTGCGTCCCTGCTGCCGATTCATACCGTGTTTTGTCTAACCATGATCTTCTGCAATGACCGCTTCTGTTCTTTCCCGCCGCTCAACTAATTCTGGCTGGGAATCTTTCTGCCAATGGGTTACCTCCACCGATAACCGTCTGTATGTCGGTTGGTTTGGAACCCTGATGATTCCAACGCTGATTGCCGCAACTATTTGCTTCATCGTTGCGTTCATCGCTGCCCCTCCCGTCGACATTGACGGAATTCGCGAGCCAGTTGCTGGCTCCCTCATGTATGGAAACAACATCATTTCCGGAGCCGTTGTCCCCTCTTCCAATGCCATTGGACTCCACTTTTATCCAGTGTGGGAAGCTAATAGCCTTGATGAATGGCTGTACAACGGTGGCCCGTACCAACTCGTCGTTTTCCACTTCCTCATTGGTGTCTTCTCTTACATGGGACGCGAATGGGAACTTAGCTATCGACTAGGGATGAGGCCCTGGATCTGTGTTGCATACTCCGCCCCTGTCGCAGCGGCGACCGCAGTCTTCCTCGTCTATCCGTTTGGCCAAGGTTCGTTCTCGGACGGTATGCCTCTGGGTATTTCGGGAACCTTCAACTACATGCTGGTTTTCCAAGCCGAGCATAACATTCTCATGCACCCATTCCACATGCTTGGCGTTGCTGGAGTGTTCGGTGGGTCGCTATTCAGCGCAATGCACGGTTCGCTGGTTACGTCCAGCCTCGTTCGTGAGACAACTGAGAATGAGTCTCAGAACTACGGTTACAAGTTTGGCCAAGAGGAAGAGACCTACAACATCGTAGCCGCCCATGGTTACTTTGGTCGTTTGATCTTCCAGTATGCTAGCTTTAACAATAGCCGTTCTCTTCACTTCTTCCTTGCTGCCTGGCCTGTTGTCGGCATCTGGTTCGCCGCCCTCGGCGTCTCCACGATGGCCTTCAACCTAAACGGTTTCAACTTTAATCAGTCCCTGATTGACAGCTCCAATCGCGTCATTCCTACCTGGGCTGATATCCTGAACCGTGCCAACCTTGGATTCGAGGTGATGCACGAGCGTAACGCTCACAACTTCCCCCTCGACCTGGCTGCTGCCGATGTCACACCTGTGGCACTGACCGCTCCTGCTATCGGTTGAGTTTACCCCGCCACCCCGAGCCTATGCTTAGGGTGGCTCTTTTGTATTCAAACCACCGTGGAAACCTGGAACGTGTTTTCTGCCTCTGACGTCGCCTATGCCTTTCTGGGCTTCTCGGGTCTTGTGAGTGTCGTTGTCGTGCTCAAGACCGCCTTCGGGAACGTGAATAGTCGCGAACGTAAGCTGAAAGACCGCTGAGGGTAAAACCATGGAAATCTCACCCAACTCAGTGATCGACGCCAACCCTAAATTCGGAGCTGATCAGTCCTACGCAAGCACTGCTGCTCGCGTTGCCGAGACCCTCTGGGAAGCCTGCGGCGGTGACGTTAGCACTATTCCTCAGCACTACCTGGACCAACTGGCTTACACTTACAGTGATGGACGCCAGTCGTTGCTTCCCGCTCTAGACCGGCTCTCTTTTGACGAGGACCTAACCTTTGAGGAGTTCTCGGAGTCAGTTGCTGAGCTGATTGAGGGCTCGTACGGAGTCACCCCTGACGACATCACTGAGATCCCTGTTGGCAAGCTTCTGTCCCAACCTGAGAGGATGGACTTCTCGGAGTTTGACACTGAGGATTTTGCCGAGGGTGACATGGGACCCAAGGTGCAGTCCTTCCTGAAGAAAGTCATCTCCTCTGTCTACACGGACGGAGTGACTCGCGTTACCGATCAGAATGGTAAGCCTCCTTCAGAGGAAAACAACTTCCTGATGAGTGAGGACGGCACGGAGTTCTCTGGCCTGTTCTTCGATGCTGTTGGCAAAAAGAAGTTCCCCTTCAAGATTTCCGAGAAGGGCGGAAAGTGGTCAATCCTGTACTGAGCCATGCCTGCTAACGAGAGCGAAGAGAAAATGCAAACTACCGTCTCAACGGAAGGTAGTGAGCTAAACGGTGACAAGGCATCGTTCCGTAACGCACCCCTTCGCTCCGAGGGTGTGGTGTGGCCGAGAATGCGACTTCCAAACGGAGCAACCGTACCCCTTCCACGCCGAGCGGTATGAACCAAACTCTGATCCATAGTTTCCAACAACAGAACGGGATTCGTGGTGTTCACTTCTACGATGGTGAGCACTGCGAGTTTGTCCCTTGGAACATGGTGATTGAGTTCTGTTCCAAGATGAAAGATCAGGACAACCCGTCTCACATTGAGTTTGAGGACAAGCTTCTCCACTCAATGTCCAACGTTAACCCCGACACCGAGTACGTTCTGTGCCGTCAGCATGGCAAGGTTGTCACCATTGAATGTTATCGCCAAGAGGGCTTATGAACGACTGGCCACCACAGAAATTACGCGATTTCTTCGCGAACTTTAACCCGAAAAATCCAAACCACCTGGCGGCAGTCGATTTGCTCCAGAGTCACGTTCCCGGAGTGATGAACGATGGAGCTGAGTGGGTGCAGAAGTTTCGTCAGAAGCCTGCAGCTGTCAGCTCTGGCGATCGCGTTCCTCAACAGGCTCTGAACCTCATCAAGAAATACGAAGGGTTCCGCTCCGGTCCCTACATCTGTCCGGCTGGGGTCCCAACCATTGGGTACGGCAACACCTACTACCCCCGCACTGGTGCCAAGGTCAAGATGACTGACGCTCCCGTGTCCCCGGACGCAGCCGAGCTGCTGTTGAAAGAATGCGTG